GATCGTTTGCTCGCCGCCGAGGATGACGTTGTATTCAAAGCCTTCGGTGTCGGTCTTGAGGAAGTCGACCTCGGTGAGGCCGAAGTCATCGAGCCGCGCGATCTGCACGACCGGGTCCCCCTCAACGTCGGCGCCCGTCCGAATGTGCGTGATGCCGGAGTTGCGCGGCTTATAGGCCATGCGGACTTCGCCGACCTCGTTACCGAGCGCGCACGGGTGGAGCGTGACGCGGTGACGATCCTCCGGCTTGATGTTGCGCTCAAAGCATTCGCGAAAGGGCGCCATCGGTTCGAATGCTGTCACCTTGCGGAAGCACGCCGCCAGCACTCGCGACCAGGTCCCGACGTGCGCGCCGACGTCGACAGCATGGCGGAAGTTCGGAATGAACGGAAATGATTTTGCCCATTTGCGAAACTGGAACGTCGGTAACCCGTCGAATTCGAAATTGGGACTCTCGACGTCCATGACGCCAATGATGCCCTTGCCTTTTTCGCGCGTATCACCGCCTGGAAACCATAGACCCCTGTATTCCTGCATGACGGCCTCGCATCTGCAGTGCTGCCAAGAGCACGCGATCGACACTGATGGATCGCATCGCCTCGGCGCAATGCGGGCACGCCGCGATCGTCCCGCAAGGCTCGCCGCCCGCGGTCAGATTGGCGTGCCAGGGATAGCCGGTGCTGGCCGGCGAGTTGAAGCCGCCGAAGATGACGACCGCCGGAATGCCGAGCGCGGCAGCGGCGTGATGCAGGCCGCCCTCCGGCCCGATATAGAGCTTGGCCGATGCGAGCACGAGCAGCGCCTCGCGGAAGGTCGGCGTGACGAGCCGCGGCAGCTCGGGATAGCTGATGATGCCGTCCGCGCCGAGCGACATCGGCCGCTCGCCCATACGGGAGAGCGCCTTTGCCACCGCGAGATAGCGGTCCATCGGCCATTGCTTGTTCTGCCCGTCACACGCGCCCATCGGCTTGACGGTCGGCTCGATGATGATCGGCGCCGGGTCGAAGTTCGGCCAGAGCGCCGCGGCGCGCCGGCCTTCCAGAGGGTCAAAGAAGAGTTCGCCAGGCGGGCACACGAAGGGCCGGAAGCGCCAGCGCCCATCGCGCACGTCGCCATAGAGGCGATCGCCCTTGAAGTGCCTCACCCATTCGAGATCGCTCGCGCGCTCGTCGCCGGGCGGCGCGACGTTCGGGTTGTTGCGGAAAATCTCGTGGCTCTGCCGCGACCAGAAAATGCGGCTGCCGTCGCCGAAGGCGATGCGCTTGCCGCGCGCCCGCGCGCCACGCGCGAGGCCCGATGCAATAATCTCGTCACCATAACCCATGGGTGTCCTCTACCGCTTGCCCGAGCAGCCTGGACACAAAAAAAGGCGCTGATCGGCACGCCGCTCCAGCCAGCCCGCTCGCATCGCGTCGGCGTAGCAGACGACGAAATTGTCGGCAACAAAGCGTTCGCTCACCGGCGCGGCATGCTCGCCGTCGCACGTCAACTGCAGCGTGAGCGGAGTATGCGGAATCGGTGTGGACTCGTCGCAAGAGATCAGGATGCCCATCTCGCGTACTCGGTGCGCCACTCATCACTGTACGGCGCATCCGCATAGGCCGGCAACCACGGGCCGCCGGTGGTGTAGTGCACCAGCGCCGGGTCGATCTCCGGCGACGAGTGGCCAGCGAGCCAATTCCATTCCGGCGGCAGCGCGCCGATCTCGCTCTTGTCGAGCCAACAGAACGCATGCAGGTCGCGGCCGGGCAGGGTGTTAACCATCTCGACGGTGAGCCGCCGGTTCGCCGGGTGGTCGCAATTGAAAAGCATCAACGACGACCAGTTCTTGCGCGGGTAGACCGTCTGCAGCTGGCCGTCCATCTTGGTCGGCGCGATCGGCGCGTATTCGTGCTTCACGACCTGCACTGCGTAGCGCTTGTCACCGAGGTTGAACAGGTGCGCCAGGTCGGTGCGGGCGAGCATGTCGGCGTCGAGGAAGACCGCCCAGCCATCTTTGGCGAGGTGCGGCACCAGGAAGCGCGAGTTGGCGAACTCGGTGGCCATCGGCGCGTCCGAGATCACATCCCAGAGCTGGCCGTCGCGGGTCGTGTGCTTGCGCCAGTACATGCCGACCTGTCGCAGGTGGTCGAGACACAGCCCGGTGATCCGGATCGGCTGCGATAGCCGGCGCCGGATCGAAGCGCGCGCGACCGCATAGGCCACCGCTTCCGCCGGGCGTGGGTCGAAGCCCATGAAGATTTCGCGCGGCTTGCCGTCCATCTTCAGAGGAATTCCTTCAAGGCGGCGTCGATGTCCATGCGCGGATAGGCCGTGATCCGGCTCTGCGGTGAGGCGTTGACGATGGTGAGCCCGAGCGCGTCGGTGCGGCGCTTGAGCTTATTAAAGTTCTTCGCCCACGCACGCCAGCGGCCTTCGTCCTGCGAGCGGCTTTCGACATAGGCGCGCCAATCGGTATAGCCGGCCTGGTCGGCATTGTAGTCGAAGCCCAAGAGCAGCATGCGCCGGCCGCGCTTGAGCCAGGCGAGATTGACCGCACCATAGCCGGAGGTCCCGCCCGAGCAGATCGCCGCCGGATCGTCGGACAGGTCGGAGATGTCGATGCGGCGGATGATCTGCAGGTTCTTCGCGTGCGGCAGGTCGCCCAGGAACTTGACCTGGTTCGTCGCCCAGAACACCGGATAGGAGAGCGTGCCGATGATCTCGCGCCACTCCTGATAGCGCGGGTTGTCGAGCCCGAAGCCCGCTTTCGCGAACGGGATATTGAACATCGCGCCCTTGACGGCGAGCACATGAAACGGCCGCAGCCGCTCCATGTCGAAGCCCTTGAGCGAGGGCCCGTTGCCGACGATGGCAACGGGCCGATCGTCCCACCACGGCGGGCCGACGCGGGCGAAGCCGTCAGGCGACGAGAGTGTCGAGACCGCGGTCATATTGCAGGCGGAACTGAGCAAGCACCGCGAAGATGCGGAGCTGGTTCACCAGGTCCGGCGGGTAGAGCACGTTGACGCGGTTCGGGTCGTTGGGATCGCGCTCGACGATCAGGTTGAGCTTGAACGCCTTGACGTTCTCAACCAGGCCATTGAACTCGTCGATGCGATACTGCGCGACCAGCTCGGCCTTGATGATGTTCGGGGTCACGATCTTCTGCCCGACACCGAAGCGGGTGCCGTCGTCGGCAAGCTTGTGGCGCGGATACTTGCTGGTGATGGCGTGGCGTTGGTTTCGGATGAGCTTGGCGAGCGTCGCCAGCGTGGTCACCAGCTCGTAGGCGTCGTCGCCGTGGCCGTAGTTGTTGAGCTGGTAGCTCGTGGTTTCCCGCATGATCTGCGGCACCCCGTTCGGGCCCATGCGCTGGGTCGCGATGCCGGCTTGCGACAGGATGTTGAGTTCGGAGATCGAGAAGCGTTGATGCTTCGGAGCGCCGAAGATGCCGTCCAGCTCCAGCGTTTGCAGAGGCCGCGCCGGGTCGTTCAAGAGAGCGCGCGCCGACTTCGCGGTATAGGCCGCGGCCCAATCCCAGACCGGCGACGGCGAGCCCACCTCGACGCCCATATAGGTCACCGTGCCGGCGTTGTTGGTCGCACCAAACACAACCATGTTTGAAAACGTGTTGCGATAGGCCGTGAACACCAGTCCGTAAGCCTGCCGCATCCAGCCCCAGCGCCCGGTATCGGAGAATCCGAATTCGAATTCCCAGGCGTCGATCGAGGTGCCGTCGGTGTAGGGCAGCGCCACGTATTCGTAGGCTTCGTCGGCCAGCGCCGCGATCGCGGTGGTCATGACCGGCTGGCCCGAGCCGCCGGTGAGCTTGCCGCTGCCGCTATAGGTGAGCGTGAGGCCGACCGGCAGAATCTCGCCCGCGAGCGCGCCGCGGTAGCTGTCGCGCATGTCGATGTCGTTGCCGGTGATGCCCTTCCATTTGCAGGTCAGCATGACCTGGTTCGGCGTGCCGGTGACGATGTTGGCGATCACCGGGAAGTCGGGCTCGGCATCGAGCGCCGCCTCGATCTTGGTCGCGACCTGCGCGGTGGTGTCGCCGGCAATGACGCCCACGGGGACGAGCTGGCCGGCGATGTAGAGGTGGATGGTGCCGCTCTCGGTCGGCACGGTGTTCACTGTGATGTTGCCGGACGCCGCCACGCCACCGGGCGGCTCATCGACCGCGATGCCCCACATCTCGTGCGCGAAATTGTTCATCATGAAGATTTCGAACATGCGCGCCAGCATCGAGCCGCGGCCGAACGCATCGCGCGCCTGCGCCAGCGTGCCGATCGCAATCGGCACATTGAGCGCCGCCTTGCCGGTGACAAGCTTCTGGCCGACCAGCAAGCAGGGCTGCCGGTTGGTCGGGAGGCCGGCCATCGAGGGATCGATCTCGACCCAGTAGAGCGGCATTTTCCAGTTGGCGGGGAATTGAGCGAACTCGATCGGCATGGTGGTCTCCTGTATGCTCGCTGGGGTCAAAGGAGGATTTCGACATGGATGACGAGGGCAAGAAGCTGACGGTCGGCATCATCGGCACGGGCAGTATGGCGATGCACCTGATCGAGGCGCTCGCCGGGGTCGGCGGGTCGCCGCCCGCGAAGATCACGGACCCGGTGACCGCGCCGCCGGTCGTCTCAGGGCCACACGGCCGCGCCTGGCTGTGCGATCTCGCCGCCACGCGCAAGGTGCTCAATATCAAGCCGGAGAGCGACGGCACGCTGGCGAATTGGGTCGTCGAGGCGCCATGGGCGCACCCGTGTTGGCATTCATACGCGCTGATACTGGTCCATCTGCGACCGCTGCTCGACCGGCGCGAGACGCTGCTCTATCTCGACGGCGCCACGCATGAGCTGTGGCTCTATGCCGTCGATCCGGGCAAGGACCGCAACAAGCTGCTGATCGGGAAAGAGCGGAATATGTACCTGCAGCCGCTGAATTTCGCCGCGCAGTTCATCGAGACCAGCGACGACCTGGCGCTCGCGCGCGTGCGCGTGGCGGTGCAGGAGATTTGCAATGGCGATCTTTGCCCCGACACCGACTTCATCCGCGATTGGGCGCGCCGCTTCGGGGACAACATGCTGAAGGATCGGCACAACCCACGGCCACCGCGGCGGGCTTAGACGTTGCGGGACCCAACCCTTGGGGGGCATCGGGGGGGATGGGGGTCAGGGGCCGAGCCCCGCAACGCTTCCCGGACGTGGGCCCGGAAACAGTTATGGCGTCGTTGGTCCGCCGCCATGAAGCCAAGTTGAGATCGCACCGGCAAGTGCGGTGGCTGCCGCAGTGATCGACAGCCAGAGCCGCTGCGTCTTCGTAGCATCAGTCGGCGTCGTCTTCCAGTAGGTCACCGCCGAATAGATGACGAAGCCCACCAGGGCGAAGACCAGAATCCAAAAGATCATTGGGCAGCCTCCTTGGTCTCAGTCACGACCGCGCCCTCTTCCAGGCGCCGCATCGTGAACTGATCAAACGGCCACGGGGTCGCGGCCGGAAAGTTCTCGAAGCCCCGGCCGATCGGATGCTTGAGGTGTGCCTTGATGTGCTCGTCACGGGGGTAGACGCCGATGTCGCGGGCCATGTTTCTCTCTTCCTTTCGAAAGCATGTTTGTAATTTATTTTCTTCAATGATTGCGGTCGAGATCGTCCGCTAACCCATTGATGGTCGCGACTTGACCAGCAGTTAACCGGGCATTTTGCTAAAATGGTCAGTCAGCAAAAGGAGAAAGCGAAATGTCCGAATATCATCTCTCTTACTTCACGCCGAACGATGTCTGGCCAAAAGGCGGATGGTCCGTCTACCAGATCAATGGCGACCAGATCGCCAGTCGCATCGTTCGCGACGACAGGGGCAAGGTGATCGAGCGGCATGCCTGGTGCGGCTATTTGGGGATTGCCCCGACGCTCGAAGGCGTGTGCGGCCTCATCAAGGACGCGTCGTAAAGCGAAGGCGCCCGGGGCGGCAGCCCCGAGCGCCCGAATGCACAGCGGATAGAACAAGGAGGAATGCCCCGATCTAACCGCGTGGCCGTGCCATCGTCAAGGTGGCACGGCTGTTTTTTTTAGGGGTTGCCCCACCAGTTCTGAGTAGAGAACCACGGATAGAACAGCTTCACCAGAACCAGGATGGCGACCAAGACGAACATCACCTTGAGGATGGTGACGACGATCGCCGGGATCGCGAGCCCGATCGACGCGAGCACCCACAGGATCAGATAGAAGCAGATGGCGAGGATGCACAGATAGATCAGCGCCCGGATGACGCGTTCGAACATTCCCATGGTTGCCTCCTTTGGAAGGGGCGAGGGGGGGACAGCCTCTTAGGTCGTCGGCGGTTTTGTTGGCGGCGCGGCCGGCGGGGTCGCGCGGTGACGGGGGGCGTGATGTTTGGCAGCGGCCTCGTGCCTCGCCCGCTCCTCGGGCGTCATCGCGGCGAGCCGCGCTTTCTCGGCACGATCGTGCGCGGCGCGCTGCTCAGGCGTCATTGCCTCAAGCTCTGCTGCAACACGCTCCTGCTCGACCTGGTCGCGCTCGGTGCGCTGCTCGGCGCCGAGCTTGGCTTCCGGGGTGCCCGCATGCTGCAGCGCCGGCCGCTGCACCAGCTTCTCGGTCCCGTCTTCGAGCTTCACGATCAGCTGGTTGTAGGGCGACTCCATATGCTGCCAACCCGCATCCTCGGGCTTGGCCTCGCGCACGATGGTGACGGGCTTTCCGTCCAGCACATAATTGTTGTCCATCTTGATTCTCCTTTCGGTGTTCGCCTCGTGGGTGGTTAGTTCGCGCGCGCAGGCGCGAAGAAACAGCGGCGCGAGCCGTCCGGCTTCTGGCAGCGCCAGAACAAGCCGTCGGCCGATGGCAGCGTCTCCATCTCGGGCACGAATTCGCCGGTCGGCAGCACGTAGCCGGATCCCGGCCGGTAGACCGCGCGCGCCGATGTGGTGAAGCAATCGTTAGCGCCGCAGCACAGCTCGTTCTTGTCGTTCTTCCAGCCCTCGCCGTTGATCCAGGAGTCGTGCGCCGCAGCCGGCGTGATCGGCAGATAGCCGAAGAGGCTCGATGTTTTGCAGGCCATGGTCACAACGACCAGGCCGATGCCGATCTGTTTCAGCATAGCGTCGTCTCCAATTTCACGGTCTTTTAATGTTTGCGATCTAGCGTTGGCGGGTGCCTAGTCATCGGCACCTTCCCACTCAGACTTGGCCCCCGCCTCGGCGGGGGTCATTTTCAGTTCTGTTCGATATCCCACGCGCGCACGATCTGCGGCCTCTCCAGCGGATCGGTGACCGGCGGCGGGAAACGGGTTTCGAGATGCAGCCGCAGATAGTCGTCGGCCACGTCCGGCGGCCAGACGGTCTCGAAGCAACAGACCAGCTCCATCTGATATTCCGCAGTCCCCAGCTCACCGGCGCGGCCGAACTGCAGCCGGGTGTCGCTCGACTCGATGCCGTCGATGAGCCGCATGAAGCTCGGGTCGGTATAGAGCGCGAGCCGACTGGCCATGAGCTTCTCGGCGAGCGTCTGCAGCTGGGTGTCGACGTTGCTCTGCAGGATCATGCCGGCGATGCCGAGGTGGCAGTATTGCTTGAACGTCGGCTCGCCCATGTTGGGGGCGATGCCCTGCTCGCGATCGCGCAGGAGATAGATCGCGAACAGCGGCAGGTCTTGCGGCTCGATGTTGAGCATCGGCGTGCGCGTGTAGGTCCTGAAGCCCTTGACCTTGGCGACCAGGCGCTCATACGCCGCCGACCAGATGAGATTGGCGGTCGTGTTGCCGGCCGCGATCTCGGCATTGGTCACGCTGGTAATCGTCATGGCGGGATCGGGTCGTCTGGCGTGATGAGCCGCAGCCGCGCCATGCCGCCGCCCTCGCCGTCCATCTCGACCGCAGTGATGTAGTAGCGCGTCGGGCCGGTCGTGCCCTGCACGTCATTGATGGTCACGCGATCGCGCGCGATCGGTGGACGGCCGTCATAGTCAGAGAGCCGAAGGCCGAACCAGGTTTTCTGATCGCCCAAGGTGACGCCGTCCATCACATCGGTGTCCATCGCCACCGACTTGAAGACGCCACGCGCCTTGTAGGGTGGCTCGCCCGGACGGGAGTCGACCGGATCGATCGTGACCTCCCGCCCGAACGTGCTCATGCACGGCGATAGCACCAGCTTGTCGAAGTCGACCGCCATTTAGAACGAGCCGTTCAACCTGATCTTGCCGATGACCAGGCCGGCGGTGGCCGCGACGTTCTCGATGGCGACGCCGACCTTGATGCCGCCGGAGACGGCGGCCGTGGTGGTGAAGTTCTTCAGGTCGTTGTCGAAGAACACCAGGGCGCCTTCGGTCCACGCCTGCGAGTCCACCTTGGTGACCGAGTATTCGCCGAGGACCCAGAGAGCGACCCTTGCACCGGCCGCCGCGTTGGCACCGATGAAGCCGAACATGGAGCCGACCTTGAGCGGCTGACCGCTCACGACGGCGAACGGGGCGGTGATGTAGACCGCATCGCCACGGCCGAGATAATTTTTCATGATCCATTCCTTTCAGATGGGAGCGTTTGTGGCTCACGCGGTTGGCGTTACGAGGTCTTGCCGATGTTCTGGTACGTGCCGCGATAGTCGATCGCGCCGACACCGAAATCGTGCTCCAGCGAGACGCGCACGCCCTGCACGCCGAACGGCTCGTCGGTCCGCACGCGCGGGCCGCCGGTGCCGGCGAGGAAGCCGTACACGAAGCACGGCAACACTTGCGGATCGGCGAACAGATACCAGGGCTCGCCGCCGTTCGCGGCGTTGGGCTGAATCTGCGCTTCGGCGATCGGCCGCAGTTTGCCCTGGAACGGGTTGACGCTCGTGAAGAGAGCCGGCGTGATCTGCGTCACAATCTGCTCGGCCGCCGTCTGGTTGGTGAGGCCGGTCAGAATGATCGAGGGCTGCACGTTCAAGAACTGCCCATCGATCGTTTGCATGCCGCCGAGCGCCTGCCGGCCAGCCGAGATCGTGGTGATGCTCGGCACGTTGCTCAAGTGGGCGAACGTGTCGGCGTAGTTGTTATGACCGACGGCCACGGCCGGCGGGATCGTGATGGCGCCGAAGGTGAACACGTTCTTCGTGTCCTGCAGCAGCACCGGGCCCGCGCCCGCGTTCTGCAAGAGCATCGCGAAGAACGTCGTGTTCTCGAAGCGCAGGATGCCGGTGCCGGTGCTCCCAAGAATCTGATCGATGGCGCCAAGGTCGTCGTTGACCATCATCTGCCGCGAGATCGCGAAGATGCGACCGTAGGGCTTGATGGCCACGACTTCCCGCGACTCACCGGCGGTGCCGTATTTCAGCTCGCCGGTTTCAGACAGCTCGGTCGGCTGCGGAAAGTCACCGGCGCGCACTTGAGGATGCGGCCTGAAGTCGTTGAAGGTGCGCTCGATCGCAATCTCGCGATACGTCGGCATCGCGACCGCATATCTTGCAAGTAAAGATTTGTTGAGTGCGTTTTCGAACAGGCCCGGAAAATCACCGGTGGAGTGATAGGCGCGGTGCAGGATGTCCTCGGCCATGTCGAGCCGCAGCATCCGCCGACGCGCCCCGGGCTTGTAGTTGATGCACTCGGCCGCCAGCTCGACGATGCTCATGTCGAGGAATTCGCGGGCTTGCGCAATCTTCGGCTGCTCCTTGCCGTCGATGACGCGCATCGCGATGCCGACGTGGTCGGTGATCTCGCGCGCCTTGCACCACTCGCGTTGCGCGTCGGTGATGATAGCAGGCAGCCGGCGCCGCGCGAGCATGCGCGTCGACAGCGCTTCGGCCATCGCCTCGTTGCGAGCCATCTGCGGATCGTCGCCGGTGCGGGTCTCGCCATAGCCACCGCCACCGCCAGCGCCAGCGTCTTGCGTCTGCGTAGCGCTGATCTTGGTCGCCGACGTCTTCTTGGCCAAGAACTCAAACGCGACCGTGCGGAAGTCGTCGGTCGTCATGCCGGGCCGGGTGGCCGTCCTGATCTCGGCGATGGACATGCCAGCCCGTTCGCCGATCGCCAGGAACTCGGTCAAGCTGCCGACGACATCGCGAGCGGACTCGGTGCCGCGCTTGAGCATGTCGGCGACGGCGCGGTCACGCTCGGCGTGCGCACGCTGCTCGGAGTCATACGCGTCTTCCGCCGTTTGGAGTTCGGCGAAGTAGGCATCGACACGCTTGCCGAGCTGCTCCGCGGTCTCGTTCTCGACCGCCTCGTGGTCCTTGTACCAGGTAGCGATGCGGGCCTTGAGGTCCGCGTCCGATTCGCCGTGCCGGCGACGCGGCTTATCCATGGGTCTCTCCTTCTTGGCTGGTGTCGCCTCGCGGCGCGGGGGTTCGCCTCGTTTGTCGGGCGCCGACCTTCGAAAGCCGGTGCCAGATTCTTCGGCCGGGACCGTCACCAGGGAGACCTCCACGGGCTCCCAGTCGGTGATGGTGCGGGTGATGGGGGTGGTGGTGCGATCCTCACGAAAGCCGTGGATGCGGTAGCCCGCCGAGAGCGGGATTTTGATGCCGTCGCGCAGATCGTTGAACGCGCGGGTCGCCAGCTCGGAATTGCGCGAGAAGCGCGCGCGCGCGACCAGCTCGTCGCCTTCGATGCGGACGCTGCCGGGCACGGTCGAGCCGAGCATGGCCTCGAGTCCACAGAACCAATTGTGCGAATCAAGAATGGGCGCGCCGGAGCGCAGCCGACCCATGCGGATCGCCTTCGGGTCCATCGACAAGACTTCGTTGTATTCGCAGCCGTCCCAGTCGCGCCGCAGCACCGACATGCCGGTCGAGATCACCATGTCGACCTCGCGCGTCTCTTCGTTGAGCGTGCCCAGATTGAGGGGCGCGTCGATCTTGCGGCGCTCGATGCCGTCGCCGCCGAGCGGGCCCTTCGGCTTGCTGCGGGTGGACGTCTTCTTGCGCGAGGCGGCGCGCTTG